AATAAAAAAGCAGTTTTGGAAGAGCTGGAAAAATTAACAGTAAATCAGCTTGATTTATTTGAAGAATGAAAGTTTTGTGTAAACATTGCCAGCTCAATTGTAAAAAAATTGGGCTGGTTAATTGCGCCGAGTACAGTGCAATAGCAGACAAACCTCAACAATTAAAAGCCGCTATAAACAAGGCTTACAAGGAGGGAGACTATAAAAAAGCAGAGGAACTTACCGAAGAACTGTTTAGATTTAATAATGGTTAATATGTTAAAGTTTTCTTAAAATGTAAAATAAGTCGTTTTTATTTATATCTTTACATCATCAAACTAAAAGAAATAGAAATTATGAAAACTTTTCAGAAACAAGAGGCAAACGAAAAATTTAACCACCAAGAAGGCGTTAGAAAACTTTTTAATGATTTAGGTTATTCAAATGTAAAAATTGAAACATCTTTAACTAATGGTATTTCTCACTATGTTAGATTTGAAGTAGCTGTTTTAAACGAAAATAAACTTTTTCACGATATGTTTGTCTGGGATGGGTTTACAGATATCGAGGTCAGAATAAGTGATCATTATTCTAATCTTGACCGATTTGGAAGTTCAAAAAACAAAATGACAATGGCGTGTCTTTTGGATTTAAGAGATACTGGAGCTATAGCTAAAACTAATTAAGAAATGTATAAAGGACAAAAAAAAACTACTTCGGTCAAGAAGTCGAAGTAGTTGAATTCGACAAAACGCATGCGGTGATTAGGCTAAAATCAGGCTCTCTGATTTGCACGGATATTAATTCATTAACAACCTTAAAAAAATAAAAACTATGAAAACATTATCAAAAATTTACAACACGATCAGCAAGGTGCTGTTTGGTAATCAGTCTAACATTTGCAGATATTAAATCATGAACTACGACGCCTACATCACAGGGTTTTACGACCCGACTAGCCCGATAAATCAATTGGATCCAGAACCCGAGGAAGAAATGACTTTCACGGAGAAATTATATAACGAGCTTAATAAAGACTATTTTAACGAGCTTTTAAGGGATTTTAGGTCCACGGCAATACAAATTTCAGCCACTTGGAAGAGAATATCTGAAATCGAACAAAACAACTCCTTATTGCCTAATGACTCGGACGAAGATCAGGAGATTATTGAATTAAAGAAAAAACTAACTAAATTTATAGAGATTTTATGAAAAAATTAGAATTAAAACATTTATCGCCTTATTTGCCTTATGAATTATATGGTGTAATATTTTATACGGAAACTGATTTTGAAAAAACAAAATTATGTATTAATGACGGATTAAATAATGAAGCGGATATTGCTTCTTGGATTTTAGGCACTTATCAAGTTAAACCAATTCTAAGACCGCTTTCAGACCTTACAAAAGAAATTGAAGTGAATGGAGAAAAGTTTGTACCTTACAAAAAAATAAAAGAAATATATCCTTTTGACACATTTTCAAGCTCTTCTAATCCAGCTCAATGGTCATTAAGAGTGGTCGAAAAGCTTCTGGAATGGCATTTCGACGTTTTTGGACTTATTGATGACTTAGCTATTGACATTAACACACTATAAAATTATGAAAACAACACTATACATATTATCAGTACTACTAACCCTTTGGTTTGTTGCTTCCAGTTTTATTAATCAAAATTTTGATGATTTTGTTATTAATCTTGGTATTTATTCGTTATCAATTTTAGTGATTTTTGCAGTTTATGTTTTAATTGAATTAAAGGAAAAATGAAAACAACTCAAAGTCTTAACAGCAAAATAAACAAACAAATCTCTGCGGCAGAAGCCTCTAGGATTTCAGGGCTTAGTTTGCCAGAGCTAAAAAAAAGAGCCGCTAAAAAAGGTATAGCGGCTACAAAATTCAGAAATACGCTTTTATTTGATGCAAAAAAAATGAAGGTTATAACAGATGAAAGATATGTTAAGGCTAAAGCAGATGCTCTAATTTGCGAGCTATGCGAAGATTATCCTCATTTATCGGATGCTGAACTTTCTGAAATTGTAGGCGTGCCAGTGATGCGACCAAAAATTTTTATATTTGAATCTAAAATAAATAAGTAATGGAAATAATAAGTTATACAACGCCTAAAGCAATTAAAATTAACAACTTAAATTAAGTAAAATGGACGTAAAAAAAGGGTTTTATGAAAAGCTAGATAAAGGTAAAATAGAAATCAGACAGAATGATAATCCGATTAAAATGAGCGAATTTCTTTCTTTTTTGACGATAGACGTTGAAAGGAGTAGCGACCATTCGGGAATCTCTTATGGATGGACGATGCTTTTTAACGCTGAGTATAAACTTGAAATTAAAGGGGGTATTGTTCGCGGAGTTGAATACCTACATGATCTCCAATTTGGAACTAAATTAGAAAATAGGTTTAACAATTATGTAAATCCATTCTATTTGATGGATATTTTAAATGCTAAAGGTCGTTACTTTTTTTACAAATATTATAAAGAAGAAATTATAAGTATAAAAAATGCTATTTCGGAAGAAATAAACGAAATGCAAGCTGAACTAAAATCAAAAAAAGACCTTAAAAAACAGATAATTAAAGAAATACACATGATGTCCTCTTATAAAGATCAATAAACTATGAAAACAAATTTCAATTTTAAAGACGCCAAAGTAGGCGATAAAGTATATCATGTAGCCATGGGATGGGTTACAGTTAACTATAACGACGGTCATGGCTTTGAAATCAACGAGTGCAAAATGTACAACATGGATGGCAGAGAAGACTCCAAGGACGAAAACCCGACTATTTACCCTTACAACCCATTCGAAAAGAATGGTGAGAGAGTTGTGGAGGTTCTTTCCTGTTATGGAAGTTGGATCAAAAGAGTATGTATTATCGAAAAAAACGGAGGCGTTGTCTGTTGGAGCACATCGACAACACTGGAGGAAGCAAAATATGCTACCAATGCTACATTTTGGAAAGAATGGAGAGAAATTGAACCAGAAAAAGAGCTAACCCAAGAAGAAAAAATAAATCTGCTTTGGGGAAAGTTTGGAAAAGATATTTGTTAAAGTTTTGTTAAAAACAGAAATAACTATTGTTTTTGTCGAAAACTGGTGTATCTTTACATCATAATAATAACCACTAAAAAAACAAGTATTATGAAAACAATCACAACAATTGTCTACATCGGCAAATCAAGAAAAGAAGTAGCTTACACGTTTAAAGTTGAAGCTTTTGAGAGAATAGAAGGCGATAGACTTATTTTAAACAACGATGACAGGAGAATATTAATAGTGCCAGATTTTGTCACAAAAACAATAGCCGAGATCAACGAAATTTAATCCAAAACAAACCGCCTCTGAAAAATGGGGCGGTTATTAAAAAAAATATTAGTTATGAAACCACTACTACCACTCATTCTGCTATTCACATCAATAGCATTGGCGCAAAAAACAAGCGCAACTCTTTACTATGGAGCTGCAAAAAGTATCGGCACAGAGATTGTTTTAAACGAAAACGTTGGCGTTGGATTTGCTGTTAAAAATAAACAATACACCGCTTACTTAACAAAGAGTATAGGCAACATCGGAAATATTAAATTTTACGCTGATTGCGGGGTATTGAAGTATAATAATTATGCGCCAATGTTCGGGCTAAGCAGTAACTACAAGATTTCAAACAAAGTAGGTTTGAAAATTGGAATGGACACGTTCTCAGGTTTAAATACTGGAATTTTAATAAATTTTTAATCATGGAAACATACACCACAATATTAAACTTAATAGTGGCCTTCGGTATATTTTTTTTAGCCTACAGAATCTTTAAGTTAACTAAGGAAAAAGAAAAACTTGAAAAACACTTGGAAGAAAAAACTAAAGAATGCAAATTCTGGAAGTCTAAACTAAAACAATATTACAATGAGCGTTAACAAGAGAAGACCACTAGGCAAGCAAGAAGATATTTTCCACCAAGCGTGGAGAAATCGAAAAGAAGCAAAAGAGTTGCAAAAAATATTTGCAAATGTCAAACCTGATAAAATAATCTTAAAAAACTAAAACAAATGACAACATTTCTAACAACAACATTAATCATCTTCGCAGCATTCGTTTTGTGGATATTGCAAGATACGATCACAGACCTATTAAGTGGAGGAAAGCCCTTTGCCACAAAAGAAACTAAATTTTATTAAAATGGCATACACTCACGAACAATTAGAAAAATTAGGATTTAAGAAAGTTGAAAGCAAAGATACTGGATTTTTTGATTTTGTAAATAAAGTTACAAGCAATGTTCATTTAGTTTTAAGTCCAATGTTAGAAGAATTATTTATTTGGGTTTTAGAAGATGGTGGAGATGAATATTCAGATGGAACTAAAATAATTATTAATGCTTATGATTTGAAAAAAGCAATAAAATTATGCGAAATGATTGTCGGTGTTGACGATGGTTTTTAAAATTAATTTAAATTTTATTAACATGGCAAGAAAAACAAAAAAAGAATTAGCCGAAGAATGGGCTAAAAAAAATAATACCTGCGGTGACAGTCCTTGGTTTGACAAAGAAAACACCTATTATAATCTAAGAGTAGATCAAATATTGAAGATGGCAAAATACATAAATGATAATATTAAAAACTAAATTTTATTAATTATGGAATGGGAGGAAAAAGTAAAAATGATACAACTTGGAAATCAAATGTACAGATCCGAAGAAGCAAAAGATGATTTTAAACATTTTGTTTTACGGAATATTGATTCATTTGATGGACAAGCGTGGGATATGTTTTGTAATTTGGTTGATTTGATTGTTGACGAAATGAAAGAAGAGGTAGTTTTTTGGAGACGAGTTTATCCTAAAATTAAATATGTCAATTGCAACGATGAGAAATTTGGATTGCGTTCAGGGATGAGAATTGCAATGATTCAGACTATTTGCGAAAAGGAATTAATGTTATGAAAACAATATTTTTATTACCCTGTTTACCTTATCATTTAAGCGTCTTTGTTTTTGTAAATTATCTAGCGTTTAGAGATAGTGATTTTCAAGATGTGTTAATGACGGGTGATGTCAAGAAAAACAATAAATTTGATCATTTTATTGATAGGTTTGATAAAAAAACAATGCCATTCCAGTACGCTTACTGTAGTATATTCTGGATATGGTTATTTTTAAAATTAATTTAATTTTTATTATGAAAAAACTTAGAATATTAGTAGCCTGTGAGGAAAGCCAAGCGGTTACTAAAGAGTTAAGATTGTTAGGACACGAGGCTTTTTCTTGTGATTTATTGCCATGCTCGGGGGGGCATCCTGAATGGCACTTGCAACAAGATGTAACCGAACTGTTAAAACAAAAGTGGGATTTAATTATTGCTTTTCCGCCTTGCACATATTTGACAGTAACCGGAAATAGATGGTTTAACATTGAGCGATATGGCGAACAAGCAATACAAAGGCATAAAGACAGAGAGTTTGCAATTAAATTCTTTAAAATGTTTGCTGATGCTGATTGCGATTTTATAGCTATTGAAAACCCAGTAGGTATAATGAGTAGTGAATGGAGAAAACCCGATCAGATAATTAATCCTTATCAATTTGGCGACCCGTTTGAAAAGAAAACCTGTCTATGGCTAAAAGGATTGCCAAAATTAGAGCCGACAAATATAGTTGAGCCGCCAAAAAGAACAGAGTTTGCAAGTGGTAAAAGCATGCCGGCTTGGTATGCAGAAGCTTGGAAATTGCCAAAAGATGAAAGAGCAAAATTAAGAAGCAAAACATTTCCAGGAATAGCAAAGGCAATGGCAATACAATGGGCAGGATTTGTAATTGAAAATTAACGTTAAATTTAATTAGGATTTTAAATAAAACATTCCTATATTTGTCACCTGCATTAGTGAATTTTCATAATACTATATTTGTCACGTGTCATAGTGAATTTTCATAATTAATATTTTTTGGTTAGTGGTAGAAAAGCACCTCTTTTTTAAGGGGTGTTTTTTTTGTTTAATATTTTTTGTATCTTTGGGGCATGGCTAGACCAAGTGAATATAACTTCGATATGTGTATTGAAATTTGCTCAGAGGTAGCAAATGGCTTCAATATTAAAACCGTCCTTAAAAGCAAGGATGAATACCCTACGTTTCAAACTTTTTGCAACTGGAAAAGAGCAAATCAAGAATTGTTTGACCTATATGTAAAGACTATGCAGGACAAAGCAGAATCCGAAATGGAGGAAATAGAACACGTTTATGATATGCTTAAAGCTGGAGAAATTGAACCAAGTGTTGCTAATGTTTTGATTCAGACCAAGAAATGGACGGCATCTAAGTACTACCCTAAAATGTTTGGGGATAAAGTTGATGTAACAACTGGAGGTGAGAAAATGTCACAGGTGACTATATTTCAATTGCCAGACAATGACAGAGGATAACACCACTATTATCAGACCTCAGGAGGGATATCAAATGGCTTTTCTTTCTTCGCCTGCTGACATAGCCATAGGCGGTGGCGCTGCTGGTGTTGGAAAAACATACTCATTACTTTTAGAGAACTTAAGGCATAAAGACGTGCCAGGTTTTGGAGTGGTTTGCTTTCGTAGAACCACACCGCAAATCAAAGCAGAGGGAGCTTTATGGGACACGTCGATGACAATCTACAGCCAAGCAGGAGGAAAACCAAGAGAGAGTAGTTTAGAATGGGATTTCGGAGCATCAAAAGTGAAGTTTTCGCATTTGGAATATGACAAGAATATGTACGACTGGCAGGGTTCTCAAATTCCACTGATTGAATTTGACGAGCTTACTCACTTTCCTAAAAAAATGTTTTTTTATCTACTTACTCGTAATCGCTCGGTTTGTGGGGTTAATCCTTACGTCAGAGCTACATGCAATCCCGACCCTGATAGCTGGGTAGCTGAGTTTATTGAGTGGTGGATAGATCAAGAAACAGGACTTCCGATACCAGAAAGAGACGGAAAATTGCGATATTTAATTGTTGATGGTGATAACTATATTTGGGGAGATTCAAAAGAAGAAGCCATACAAAAGGGATGGCACATTTTGGAAGATGTCGTTAAAAAGTCAGGCATTGATCCGAATGAGTTTGTTAAATCTGTTACGTTTATATCTGGAAGTATTTATGATAATAAGGAGCTGTTGAAAACAAACCCTGCCTATCTAGGCAACTTATTAGCGCAGGACTCAGCTACTCAGGCTGCATTATTGCACGGTAACTGGAAAGTAGTTTTGTCTGACAATGACATCTATGACTATGAGTCTTTTAGAGGCATTTTTAACAACATGTACGAGCTTGAAGATGTTAGCGAGACATTTATAACAGCCGATATCGCAATGAAAGGATCCAATAAGTTTATCGTTGGAGGTTGGCGCGGTAGAGAGCTAGTAAAAATTAAGATATTAGAAAAGAACAACGGGAAAGAGGTCATTGATGTAATAACCAACATGGCGAAAGAACTAAAAACGCCAAACAAAAACATTGCCTACGATGCTGATGGGGTAGGCAGTTTTATAGATGGTTTTATCGTTGGTTCAATACCTTTTAATAACGGGGGAAGCCCTTTCCCAAATCCTGAATTAAAACCAACAGACAAAGACTTTGGTCAAAAAGAGAACTATCCTAATCTCAAAACTCAATGTTATTATCGCTCTGGAGACAATGTAGGCAAAGGAAAATATAAAGTTTCCGAAGAAGTGGCGAACACGATGTATGACGATAAAATGACGGTAAAGCAGAGATTTATGCACGAAAGAAAGGCCATTAAGCGAAAAAAAGCAGACATGGACGGAAAGCTACAGATAATAGGAAAAGATGAAATGAAGGCAAAACTTAACGGAGATTCCCCCGATTTAATGGATATGTTTATGATTCGAGAAAGATTTGATTTAGACAAATCCCCAGCTTTTTTCATAATGTAATATTTTTTTTTATATCTTTGACACATGGCGCAAAATTTTATACAAGCTAGTTGGGAGAAATTCACAGGGAAAGCGAAAAATTCGTTTAATCAGGCGTTTTTCCAATGGATAGGTAACGGGTATGCTAAGTATGACTACGATAATAAGACCTATTTAGAAAAAGGATATAACGAAAATCCTACCGTTTTTTCTATCATAAATAAACAGACGGTTAAGACTGTTTCAGTACCTTATGCCGTTAAGCAGATAAAGGACAAGCAGCAGTATGGAAAGTTGCAGCAATTTCAACTAGCCACCAAAGGCGATGTTAGTGTTTTGCAACTGGTAAAAAAAGCAAAACTAGAAATGAAAGCTTATTCAGACAAAGAGCTTCCTTTTCCTTTAGAACAGCCAAATCAGACACAGACATGGGCCGACATTTGGGGGCTATTCAAAACCTACATGAAAATCACAGGTAATTATTACTTCTATATGGTAATGCCAGAGGAGGGAGCGAATAAAGGCGTGCCAATTCAGGTCTATGTGTTACCTTCTCATTTGATGCAAATAGTATTAAAAAAAGATGCTAATTTGCTAACTACTGAAAACCCAATAGATTACTACATGCTGGTTGAAGGCAATCAATGGATAAAATTCATGGTGGATGAGGTCATTCACGTTAAGTATGTTAACCCAAACTATGACATGAATGGGTCGCATTTGTACGGACAATCCCCGTTAAGAGCTGGTTTAAGAAATATAAACAGCCAAAATAGCGCTATAGATAACAATATTAAAATGTTGCAGTCTTCTGGGGCTTACGGCTTCTTATACGGAAAAACAACACCTTTAAGTCCTGAGCAAGCGCAGTCCTTGAAGGATAGGCTGGTAGAAATGGATAAAGACACGGGTCGTTTAGGTAAAATAGGTGCTTCTTCTGCTGAGGTTGGTTTTCAAAGGATATCATTGACGACGGACGAACTAAAACCTTTTGATTATCTTAATTGGGACCAAAAGACCATTTGCAATGTGCTTAACTTTCCTGATGAATTATTGAATGCAGACGGAAAAGCCTCACTAGGTAACACCGACACAGCAAGCGCAAGAAAGCAGCTTATAACCGATGATATACAGCCAGACTTAACGCTGTTGCAACACGCATTAAACAAGAACTTTATTCCTAGATTTAAAGGCTATGAAAATGCTGTAATTGAATGGGATATAACAGAACTCCCCGAGATGCAGGAGGATATGCTAAAACAAGCGCAAGCTTTGAAAGAGATATACACCACTCCGAACGAAGTTAGAACAGTTTTTAAATACGAGACGCTTCCAGACGACGGGATGGACACGGTTTGGATAGGTTCAGGAATGAAAAGAATAGACGATATAAGTGAGGGGGTTATTAATGAAGCTAATTTATAATGGTAAACTGGCCAAAAATACAACCAATATACGAACGAAAAGCGTACAGAATAGTTCAGAAGCATATATCAAAGATTCTGGAAAATTTGCCGTATCAGAATGTAACATTATCAACCTACGAGGCTACAATCGCTTTAAATATTACTAAAGAGCAGATTTTTTCAATGTACAAAGAGCTGTACAGTACTATAGGGTTAGACTATGGTAATCGCGTAAACAAAGACCTAGAAAAGGTAAAAAAAGCAAATGTTTTGTTTAATGAGCAATTATTGAAAGAAATTTTACTATTTTTGTCTAATGAAGGAGGTTTAAGAGTTACAAGTGTTAGAGATACGCTAATACAGGACGTTATCAAATCAATACAGGAAAGTTTAGGAGTAAACGGGACTATTGTAGATTTAAGAAACGCAATACAGGCTATTATTGAAAAGAATCAAACATTTTATAAATGGCAGTCGTTGAGAATAGCGAGAACAGAAACAACAACTGCCAGTAATTACGCAGCAATGAGAACGGCTGAAATGTCTGATTTAGTTCTGCAAAAGCAATGGATTTCCGTTAGCGACAATAGAACTAGATTTGACCATATGATAGAGAACAATCAGGTAGTTGACTTGGAGGATAATTTTGTCATGCAATCAGGAGCAGTTTTACAATATCCGGGGGACAATAAAGCCCCTGCTCATGAAGTCATAAATTGTCGTTGTACAGTGGCATTTATCCCTAAAAGAGATGTAAACGGGGAATTAATAATAAAAGCAAATTAAGATGGATTTTAAGCAATTATCATACGATTTAAAAGATTTAGACGAAAAAAAAGGAATAGTAACCGCTTATGCTAATGCTTATAATTTCAAAGATAGCGACGGAGATATTTCCGCATTTGGCTCTTTTGAAAAGACGGTAAAAGAAAACTTTAAGCGCATTAGAGTTCTTAAAGATCATGATCCAAAGATGATGATTGGTGTCCCTTTAAACATAGACACTAAAGACACGTACGGTCTACTTACTACGAGTCAATTTAATATGAATAAAGACTTGGGTAGGGATATGTTTCAGGACGTAAAACTGATGCATGAAAACGGCTTAAACGCTGAGTTATCCATTGGGTATAAAGTAATGCAAAGAGATCAAAAGAACAAAAACATCATTAGCGAATACAAGTTAATGGAGTATTCTTTTTTATCTAGTTGGGGAGCCAACGAGCTAAGTACCGTTCAAGGAATAAAGAATATTAAATCTGCTTACGGGATATTAGAACTAATCGAAAAAGCATACAATTTAGACTATTCTGATCCTACATTAAAGCAAATTGAAACATTATTAAAATCACTTTCTAAAGAGCCGTCAGAGTCTGACACTTTGGACGAAAAGCCGATTATTTTAGATACATTAAAATCATTTTCTCAACAATTAAATTTTAAATAACATGGCGTTAGAGCTAGAATTAAAAGCGGAATTCGAGGCAATTAAAACAGGCTTAGAATCAAAAACAGCAACGGAAGTAAAGAGCGCAATCGATGCGTTTGAAGCTAAAATCAACACAGCAACAGAAGCGCAAAAAGCGCAATTTGAAACCGTGCTAAAGGAAACAAAAGAAGCAATGGAACTAAAGTTTCTTGCCGATATTAAAAAGGTTCAAGACCATGCAGACGCCTTAGATGTCAAGCTTAAAGGGGCTAACCAAATTGAAGTTAAAAACGAAAACTTTAACGATGCAATTGAAAAAGCTATTACAGCTAAATCTAAGGAAATTGAAGATTTCAGAGACAAAAAAAGCAAGCATGTTGAGCTTGAAATTAAAGCCGTTGGAGATTTTTCTACTGCTAATGTAACAGGAGGCAATAGATATGGTCAGGTATTTGCGCCTGATATTATTATGACACCTTCTCGCAAAGTACATATGGATGAGATTTTGCCAGGTGGTACAATAGGGCCAGGTAACTCGTTTACATTTATGCGTGAGGTTGGTGTAGGAGAGGGCAACATCGCACCAGTTGCAGAGGGAGCAATGAAACCGCAGTTCGATTTAGACTTAGAAGAGTCTACCGTACAAGTTGAAACAATTGCTGGTTGGATGAGAGTAACCAGAAAAGCAATGTCAAATATCCCTGGGTTTATCTCTTATTTACAGAGAAAATTGCCACAAAAATTCAGAAACGTTTTGGATCAACAAATTCTTTACGGATCTGGAACTACACCAAACTTAAAAGGGATTTTGACTGCTGGAAATTTTACGGCTTCTACAGCTACCATTTCTTTGTCTTTGGTAGAGAAAATCATCCTTGATGTTTCAAGACTAGAAGATGCTTTTGAAAGAGATGCTAATTTTATCGCAATGCGACCATCGGCTTATTATTCTTTCTTTTTGAATAAAGCTTCTGGCTCTGGAGAATATGACTTACCACAAGGGGTGACTATTGTAGGTGGTCGTTTATCATTCTTGGGTATTCCAGCATATCCTACAACTGCTCTATCGGCAACTGATTACATCGTCGGAGACATGGAAGGAGCACAATTACTTACTCAGGAATCAATGAGAATTGAATTTTTCGAGCAAGATGGAACAAACGTAAGAGAAAATAAAGTAACTGTTCGTATTGAGGGTAACTTTGCTTTACCGGTTTACGGCTCTGATTACTTTATCAAAGGAACTACTGCAACTGCATAATTCTTATTTTTGGTTAATACTAAAAAGCCACTCGTTATGAGTGGCTTTTTTATTTATTAATCTCGCAACTAAATCGACTCCCTTCAGTATATTGCCCTTCTAGCTCAACATCTTCCATTTTGAAATTAAATGTGGCTTCCAATTGCTCGATAGGCAATCTCCTAACAAAACGCTCGATAAACTTTCTTTTAGTTCGTTCAATGCTCATGTCGTTTACAAAATAAACGTGTTTTTGCAACGTTTCGAATGCGGTAAATTTACCGTCTTTTTCTTCAAATCCTGCTGATGTACAGCCTATAATTTCTGTCTCCATATATAACTATATAAATTAAAAAAGACCCAATAAAACTGAGTCGGCAGTTCTAAAGAGTCTTGTTTTTAAATTAAGTTTATCAGCTTCCGACTTCTGATTAACTTTTATAGCTGTGCTGCAAGGGTCGAACTTGCGTGACAATCTTTCGATTTCGTTTTACCATTAAACTAAACACACCACAAACTTAAGAAACTTTTTTTAATACACAAACATTTTTTTTACTATCTTTGAAATAATAAATTCATCATTATGGAAATCACGTTTTTAAAAGATCATTTAGAGAATAAAAAAGGAGATACTAAAGAGGTTGAATACTCATTAGGAAACTATTTTGTATTAACAAAAGTAGGCGAAGAGTCCAGAGATAAGAAAGAGCCTTACATTAATAAGCCTAAGAATAAAAAACATTAACAATGAGTTATTTAACGGTAATATCCTTAGAAACGGCTAAGAACTATCTTCGCATAGATACTGATTTAATAGAGGACGACGAACTAATAACCTCCATGATTAAATCAGCGTGTTTATACGTTGAAAAACGCACAAATCATATTCTTTTTGCACGAAATATTACCTATAATGGAGCTTGTCAAGTTTTGGTTTACGACTATCCTATTAACTCGGTAGTAACAACGCCTGCTCCTTTTTTGTTAAAGAGGTCATTGTACACTATTTATCCAGATGTAAAAGAGGTAGAATTAAATGTAGGCTATGCCGAAGGAACCGTCCCTGATGATTTGATTCAACCGATGTTGCAAATTATTAAAGTCTGGTATTACGAAAGTGAAAAACAAATCAATAGTACATTGATTCCGGAGAGCGTAAAAGAAGCGTTAGATTTAAATAAAAGATTTTTGTAATGAAAAATATAACAAAAGAAATAACAGATTTTACAATTGGTTTTGCCATTTATATACACGACAGAGATGCTTATATAGACAAACATACTTTGAAAGAATTATTTTTAGAGTACGTAAATGACATTGAAAAAGAAGAACAGCCAGAAGAAAATGATTAGCAGAAAATATAACCGCAAAGTAAGAGTATATATGGCTTCGTCGGTTCCCGATGGTTTCGGTGGAACATTGCCTATTTCGGTTCTTTTGGGTGAATTTTGGGCAGAAGTTAAGCAGAATTCAGCATTTAGAGACAATCAGCTAGGAGCTAGTGACATAAAAAATAATTGGTCCTTCAATATCAGAGCGAGCGATAAAATAACACCAGAGAATATTGAGAATCTATTTATAATTTACAAAAGCAACAAATATGTCGTAAACGATATTCGTTACAATGATGAGTTGTTTAGGGAAATAAATATAGTTGCAAATGGCAGTTCAGGGAGTTAGGCAAACTATAACGATGATTCGTTCTTTTGGAGAGCAAGCAAAAAAGAAAATAGACAATGAGACTAAAGCTATTGCTTTTCAGATAGAACAGGATGCCAAGCAAAGAGCGCCTAAAAATTTCGGGAAATTAGCGCAAAGTATTTCGCATTCAAAAGTTGAAGAAGGCAAATACAAAGTCACGGTAAACGAGCAGTACGGCGCTTATATGGAGTTTGGCACAGGCGCAAAAGTAAAAGTTCCTGCTGAATTTAAAAAAATGGCAGAAAGTTTTAGAGGCTCAAGAATAGGTACTTTTGCGCAAGGATTAGAAAGCATCAAAGTTTGGTGCCGATCAAAAGGAATACCAGAAGAGCGTGCTAAGTGGATATTTATAAAGATATTAGGCGCAGGGGTTAACCCCCAGCCTTTTTTGTATCCAGCTTACGTAAAAGGCAAGGCGGATTATTTAAAAAATCTAAAAAACGTACTGAGAAATCTTAGACGTAGATAAATAAAAAATGATTATATTTGTGCCATGGCGGTAACTATTAATCCAGATAACTATATAAGAAAAGCTATTTACGATAGGATAAATGACATCGTTGTAGATGCTAAGACTATAAAATGTTTTGATAGCAGGGCAAATAATACGCCCCTTAACTACGTGTTGTTGACCTCTCAAACAAAAGAAGTTGATAAAAGTAATAAGTGTGAGTATAGATGGGAATCAACCATTTTAATAGAGATATACACTAAAACAACATCTAGTGGTAACACAGGTAGTCGTGTTTTACTGGCAAACATAGAGCAGGCTGTTTATTCATTGTTATTGCCTGCGTTGGTTGTCGAGAATTTTGATACATTAAATCAAAGCATTACCTTTGAAAATCAACTGGAAACAGTTACGGATACAGATATAATATTCAGATCATTTTTAAGATTAAATCTAACATTAATATAAGACAATATGGCATTACCAGTAAAAGGAGAATTGGGAATTTTAAGCATATACGACGGCGCTATTTATCGTCCTGTGGCTTGTTTAACGTCAAACAGCTTAAGCACGGCTTTATCTGTTATCGAGTCTCAAACGAAGTGCAACCCAGGGGTTGTAATTAAACAAGGGGGCGTGTTCAGTTACTCTATCTCAGCAGATGGAGAGTATATCGATACTACAAGTGTAGGAGGAGCGACAACAAAGGCGTCTCATGATTATTTACTTGATAAACAGAAGCTGAAAACGGCTATTGATTGGAAGCTGGATACTGGTATAGGGGCTACAGGCACTTACTACGGCTCGGCAATAATTACGGAGCTAGAACTATCCCAAGGAGCAGGAGACGAATTGAGCACATTTTCATTAACGCTTGACGGCTCAGGAGACATTACAGAAACTAACCCGCACGCATAATGATAAATAATAAGGTAACTATTGAAGGGATAGAATTTCATTTTGGATTGGGTTTTTTGGCAGAATTAAGCGACAAAACAGGTATGGACTTAATCGAAATTGGTAATCAAATGATTAATCAATCGTTGCTTATTGTGCCCAAAATGATGCTTCATTCGGCTAATTATGCGAATGTCAGAAGTGGCAAATCTGAGACTTACGACACAAATTTTTTCTACGATAAAATAGACGAAACGGGCGGTGTAAACAGTTCTTTATGGAAAAATTTTCTAGAGTCTTTTTCCGAGTCAATAACTAAGCACGTGCCACAGCAAGAACACACTGAAGATAAAAAAAAAGTGAAAAAATAGACATTATAAAAGATGTTATTTGTTTTGCAATAGGCGAACTCGGAATTCAAAAATTAGATGATGTTTACGACATGACCTATGCTGAATTTCAAATTCGCTTTTTCGCTTATAATTCAGTTCAAAAAAAAGAATGGGAAAAGGTAAGATTTATGGCATATCACGCCTTAGTTGCTCCATATCAAGATCACGCAAAATTGCCAAAATCCCTTGAAAAATTCCTACCTTTAAATAATAATACTGCTCATAAGGGCGTGCCCGACGAAGTGAAGCAGAGATTTTTAGAAGAAACAAAGAAGTACCTAATCCAAACACAAGCGTAATGGCAGATTTAAGCATAACCATAGGAGGCGATTCGAGCGACTTAAGCGAAGAGATTTCAAGAGTTGAAAGACAGCTTAGGACACTTGAAAGAAGGCGTGAGGCTAGGGTAAGGATAGGTGCTGATGTTGGAGACTTAGACAGAAGGATAAGCCAAACTAACGCTAACCTATCTTCTTTAAGAACCAACCTAAACCAAACTACCACAGCAGCCGATAGATTTAACAGATCATCGGCAAACGGAAGTAATACTCTTACGCAATTTTCACGAATAGCGCAGGACGCTCCTTTTGGTATTATGGGTATCGGAAACAACTTAACCGCTACGGCTGAGTCATTTGCAAACTTGTCTCGCTCCGCTGGCGGTGCTGGTAATGCTTTGAGAGCCGTGGGCGCATCGTTGCTAGGAAGCGGGGGTATATTGTTGGCTATATCATTGGTTACTACTGGTCTTACATACATGAGCCAGCAAGGGCTTACGGTTGGAGACGTTTTTGACAAACTCACAGGGAAGTTTGACGAAAACGCAAAAGCATTAAGCAAAATGGCTGCTGAGGCTATTAAAAATTCTGGGGAAGAAATCAGCGGATTTAAGGCTTTGGTTACTGCTGCTCAAAATGTGAACCTCTCAATGCAGGATAGGCTGAGAGCCGTTAAGGCTTTGCAAAAGGAATATCCTAACTATTTTGGCAATCTTTCGAAAGAGCAGATTTTAAACGGAAATGTAACCTCCGCTGTTCAAGAGCTTACAACTGCCCTGATTCAAAAAGCAAAAGCACAGCTTTTTGCTAATAAAATAGCTGAGTTGGCTGGACAAGAGTTTACGCTAAGAGAGAAATTAACCAAGGCTACTGAAAAGCTTTTAGATGCGCAAAATGCGCTAAATAAATCAAGCCAGCAATTTCAATCTGGAGGAGGTACGCTGGGGGCGACTGGTGTCTCAGGCATAGGGAGGTTGCAGTCAGCCGAAAGCACGTATAAGTCTATTTTAGCGGATTTAGCCGCCAATGTAAGACAACAAGAGCTATTTACTAATGAAATCAATAAGTCTACTGTAGCTACTTTAAAACTGAATGAACAGATTGAAAAGCCTGCTAAAACTGCAAAAGAAAAAAGAGCAAAAATTACTCAGGCATTAGAATTTAAGCCTATCATATCTACAGATGAAAAAGAAGATTCTTTTTTAAAAATAATGAGAGATAGGCTGAGCCAAGACCTTATTAAGTTTAAAAACACGCCGATAGATCTTAATATTCCTGTGCAGCCCAAACTAACACTTACACTAGCTGAACTTGAACTGAAAAGGCTAGGTGTTCTTTTGGAAAAATTTAACGACGAAAGCGATAAAATCATAAACACGGGGATAGCTAGTACTTTTTCAGGACTTGCAGAGGCTATAGGGGGTGCTTTGGGAAATGGCGCAAATGTTATGGAGGCTGCTGGCTCAGCTCTACTGTCAACCCTTGGCGGTGTTTTAATTCAATTAGGACAACTGGCCATTCAAACGGGCGTGGGTATTTTAGCGGTAAAAACCGCTTTAAAAACGTTAAACCCATATGTCGCTATTGCCGCAGGAGCCGCTTTGATAGCTGTTGGTGGAATGTTTAAAGGAAAAGCTTCTAAGCTTGGAGGAAGTGGAGGAAGTTCTGGAAGTAGCGGAGCAACAGGAAGAGACTATTCAAGTCCTGCAAGTTCTATAAGTTCTGGAAGCGGTGGAAGTTTTACAAATGGATCGGTTGTTTTTGAAATAAGTGGCACATCGTTAATAGGTGTGTTGAGTAATTCGTTAGCAAAAAACAGCCGTATAGGCGGCACATTAGGGATATAAAAATGGCAAAAAAAATAACAATATCGTATAACGAAAATCCGCAAGTGGCTGATGCTTTTGGATTTGCTTTGTTTTTAGACGGTTTAGCTATTCCTATAGGGGCATTTTTAGGGGTAAATGTTAATTATTACCAGGTAGGACTGCCAAATAATGCGCCTTTTCAAATAGCTATCTTACCTAGTTTGTCTCAAACAATTGAAAATACTATTGGTTTTTTAAACGGCAGCTACTCGCACCCCAGCATCACCTACGCTAAAGTAAACGATACTATTGAGGTGTTTGTAAATATAGAAAATCTAGCCGTTACCACTTCTGAGGATTCTGGGGGTCGTTTTTCGCTATCCGTTCAAGATGTTGAATATAATGAGGATTTTAACCTTATTTATTTTTTTGAATATAATAATGTAAATGGTGATGTTTTTTTATGCAGAATAAATAAAAAAAACTATTCTGGAGGGGCGACACAGATATACGGAAAAGCGACAATAACAAAGGGTAGCGCAAAAGATCATTTAGACACATTCAGAGGTACAGGCTTAGATATTCAGCTAGAGGCTAACAAGAATTTAACCTTATCCGACTTGTACACAGATGACGAGCAGTCTTTTACAGTGCGATTTTACAAGAACAATAAGTTGGTTTTTAGGGGATTTTTAAAGCCTGATGATGTTTTTGAATCATTCGTTCAGGATGCTTGGTACATCAATTTTACCGCAATTGACGGGCTTGGAGTGTTGGAAAACTTATCTTTCGTTCAGGATAACGGACTGTTTTTCGTCGGCAAAATGAAAGCCTTTGATATTGTATATTACTGCCTTAAAAGAACGGGTATTTCGATGAAAATTAATACTTATATCAATACTTACTACGATGGCTTAATTCCAAGCGACACATTAGACCCTTTGCAAAAAATCTATATTATAGCTGATAGATTTGTGAAGACAGACAACAACACTATCATGTCGTGCGAGGAAGTTTTGAAGTCTGTTTTAGATATATTTCAAGCCGTAATAACACAAGTGGACGGTGAATGGTATATTTACAAGCCAAACGAGCTGTATGTAAACCAATATCCTAAATTTAGAAGATATAATGAAGCAGGAGTTTATTTAGGATTAAATACGAAAAACATCACGGGCGTTTTAGGTTCTCAAATAAACAACTTTTACCCTCATCATTGCGGAGCAAATCAACGAAAAAAAATAAAAGGAGCGATTAGTGCGTTTAGACTTGGCTATAAGTATGGCACGGCTTTAGGGTTAGTGGCTAATTCAGGGTTAAAATTTAACGGCAACATTTTAAATCCGTATGACGATTGGACTATTAATTTTCCAGACGCAGCACCTAAGCTTATCTTTGATCCAACAAAAGAAAAAGGACTTTTTAGCTTACCATTATACGCCTACGAATCAACGCTTATAAAATTAGCTACTAGCGATTCAATAGACTTGCCTATTGATTTTGAATACACATTTAAAGGTAGCTTCAAATTGAATGTTTTTAATTTTTCAGAAACTTATTCTATAAAAATAAGGGCTTATTTTGCTGTTAGAATAGGTATTTATTATTTAGATATTGATGGAAATTGGACGACAACGCCTACAAAATTACTATACGAGTACAAAGCTAAATTAGAAAACGACACGAATGACGGAGTTTTTACGTTTGATTTTCAAACAAAAACAAAACCGCTGCCAGTGGCTGGATTGCTATACGTTGAAATTTACACTACCAAAGCTCCTGATATTATAAACGATCCGCCTTCGGAAACTTTTAAACTAGTTTCAGAATTTACCTATATAGATTTGATACCTTCAGAGAACACTACACATGTGGGAGAATTTCACACCGTACAACGAAAAAACAAGCCTAGTTCGCTTGTTAAGGAGAATAACACGGTGTATAATGGTGATCGATTTAATAAAGAGTATATTGGTGATATATTTAAAGAAAACACAACAACACCTACAAGTCTTTGGTTTAGAAAAGGTGTTTTTGAAAAAATGCCACTTTTAAGAATAGCGGCAGAGGACGAATTGAGGATGCAGCAAAAGCCTTTGGTTGACTTCTATGGCGACGTTTATGGAGAAATGCCCTACTTGTCTATAATAACAATAGACAACATTCAAGGGAAATTCATGCCGATAGAATGGCAATATGACACCGTTAGAAATATTTGTAATATCAGGTATTTAGAAATATACGCAGAAGAATTGAGCGATATTGATTATGTTTTTACTTTTGATTATGGAAATACGGTTAAGCCTACGATTAAAGGCTAATTTTTTGTATATTTGAAACAAAATTAAGGGAATGGATTTTATAAACGGATCAGACAGAATTCTTTACGTCAAAATAAACGGGGCTTATCTGCCTATTGGGTGTTTGACCGAAAATTCATTTGAGGAAAGTTCAGAGTTCTTAGACACCACGACTATAGATAATGAAGGATGGGTCACTTCTAGACCGACAAACCAACAGTACAGTATCTCATTCAGTGGCGTTCAGGTTATATCTTCTGTTGCGGGAGGTAATTTTAACGTTGCCAGCTATGATAAACTTGTACAAGTTAAAAGAAGCAAGCAGTTGTTAGACTGGAAGATCCAAGGGTTAGTATTTCCCATTGTTAATTATGGAAAAGGATATATTAGTAGTATATCAGAAGCGAATGTTGTTGATGAATTTATGACCTTTACGGGAGGTATAGTAGGTTATGGAAAGCCATTAACAGCGACTTCGCAATTAGTGTTGTTAAACAATGGTGACCCACACCAAATTATAAATAGCGGAAACGAAAACGAACTTATAAGAGTAAGTCAACTATGATAGATCCAAGTGTAACGACATCGGTAAAGGTTGGGGAATTACCCCCATTAGATTTAACCGTAAACAGCGTGATTCCGCATGAGATAGCGGGAGAGCTATATAAATCAGATATTAACCAGCTATTACAGCTCATTCGCCCATTGGTGGGTAAATTACAGTATGAAGTAGTTGAACTAGATGTGCCGATGCAATATGTAATGGATAATTTTGACTTAACTCCTGGTCCTAATATGGGGCTAGGGAGAAATCTCTGCCTAGGTTTTGCGATATGCAACGGAAATAATGGAACTAAAAATAGAGACGGCAGAAGCTCGATAGGTTACGGAAGTACTTTTAATTTTACTGGTGTATTTGGCGGGAATAAAGATGCTGTGGTGGTAGAGCATTCACACGCAATAGGTACTGCTCCTAATGATAACATTGGATATGTAAGTGTAAAAACTTCATCATCTACAGGAGGCACGGGCATTTCTACGGCTACTACTGGAGTATCAGGCGTTGACAAAAATTACCACCCATATATAGTAACACTTACAATGATGAAATTATGATAGATCCAATTACAACAAACACGGCCAGAGTAGGAGAATTGCCTAACGAACCTTTTTCGTTGTCTGATAAAATCCCACACGAGGTCGGTATAGACTTAAAAAGCGGCACAGTTCAACAACTGGTTGATTTGGTGGCAAGCGTAATAGATACTACTGGAGGCGTAGGATTTAGAGCTGTTTCGGTTACCGATGGACAGACATTGCCTGCGACAACAACCCAAGAATTTATTCTGCTGGGAAAAGGAACTTATTACAACGTGTCAGGAGGGGATACTATTGTTTTGACAAAAGAATTAAATGCTGTTGTAAGTAACGGATCATTTTGGTTTATCGGGGTAGAAATAGACATAAACGCAGAGGATTTGGGAATAGTTCAAACGATTAGGCAAGGTTTTATCGAGACTGCGCCTAGTGAGAACGCTATATATAATGCAATAGAAATCATCAACAGTGCGTTAAGCTCCAAAGAAAACACAATTGCAGCAGGAACAACTGCACAATATTACAGAGGAGATAAAACTTTTCAAAATTTGGACAAAACAGCTGTAGGGCTTGCTAATGTTGACAATACAAGTGATTTGAATAAGCCAGTTTCCACGGCTACACAAACAGCCTTAAATGCCAAACAAAATACGATTTCTGGTGCGACAAATTATTTAGCTAAATTTGCATCAGGAGGTGTTTCTACTAGTACAATTTACGACAATGCCGCAGGGGTTTCGTTTGGGGGAAGCACTGCTTTTGGCGGATACGAATTCCTAAAACCTGCTTTCGGCAGCAATACTATTTATATCGGCACTCCAGACGGTGTGCAGAACCCAAGAGCTTACATTTCGCATCAAACAGTTTTAAATCAACCTCAGAAGGTTATATTAGGCTCAGCTTTTACCTCAGGACAAGACACAGCAAGTTGGTATTTAGAAAATGGAAATCTAGTTATAGGAACTTTATCCAACAATAACGTGGATAAATTGCAGGTAAACGGGACTATTTCGGCTAGTCCGGCCATAACGCCAAATCAAGTGACTACCAAATCGCAATTGGATTTAAAAGCTGATTTAGCAAGTCCTGCATTAACAGGAGTTCCGACAGCACCTACAGCAACGGCAGGAACTAATACTACTCAGGTGGCTACGACTGCTTTTGTTTTGGCTAATTCACAGGCTATTCCTCATCTAGAAAGTAACGCAACTGATTTAACGGTTTGGAATAATGGAAAAGGAAATGTTCAAAGTAACACAAGCTTTGGGGATGGGGCATTAAGAACAAATACATCAGGAAATAGCAATTCATCTTTAGGGGTTAACAGTTTAGCTTTAAACACAACAGGATCTGCAAACACTGCAATAGGATCAGCTTCTTTAAATGTCAACTTAACGGGCGTTAGCAACGTAGCGGTAGGCTCATCCACCTTGTTGCAAAACACTACGGGGGGCGGCAATGTAGCTATAGGTGTTTCTGCTGGATCTTCTTCGGGTTTAACAAACAGCTCAACCTCTTTATTTATAGGAAGAGGTAGTCTACCTTTAGGTAATAACCAAGATAACCAGATAGTTATAGGAGATTCTGCAATAGGAGCAGGCTCAAATACCGCTACTTTAGGAAATGCAAGTATAATAAGAACTATTTTAAGCGGTATAATTCAAAAAAGAACACTAGATGCAGCTCCAACAAGCGCAACAGATACAGGAACTTTGGGCGAAATAAGAGTAACGACAACACATATATATGTGTGTACGGCAACAAATACTTGGGCACGCACAGCATTGTCATCTTGGTAACTAATTAAATTTAAAAAAAATATGACACAAATTAAACCATTTAAGGTAAAAGGGCTGAAAAAAGATGTTAAAGAAATGACCTTTGACGTCTTCATACCATACGGATCGCTCCCTGTTATTCATTTCAAGTACATAGGCGATGAAGGCGAAATCGTTTTAAGCAACAATTTTCAATTAACACAGCAGGAGTTCGATTCTTGGGACGAGACGATGGACAGCCTTTCCAACATTGTAATTTCAAGGCTAGAACTAGAAAAAAAAGTATCAACAAATAAATTAAATAAACAATGAAAAACTGGAAAACAACATTAGGCTCAATAATGACGGCAATTTCTTTGATCCCATCGGCAATAAGTGAGCTTGGTATTTCTGAAATGTCACCCACGGTGCAAAAAGTAGGCATCGTTTGCGCTTTTATCTCTTTTATCTGGACTGGATTAAAAACAAAAGATCACAACGTTAGCGGATTTAACGTTCAAAACTTAGGAGGCACAAACCCACCACCGAAAAAAGATGAGAAATAAACATATTTTTTTGTTATTATTAGTGCCTTTATCAGAAGCAAAGGCACTATTTTATAACTCAAATTTAAAAGTAAGATATTCTTTATGGATAAATGATACTAAATACTTGTGCAACGTCGTAGAGATGTATTCTAATATTTTGATCTTCAGTTTTATCTTTTGGTACTTTGCTTTTTCAAAACAAGATATTATTTCAAGAAAAATATTTCTTGGATTGTTTATTTTAAACATTTTAGATTTTATTCATTTCGGAATTATGGACTTGCCTTTTTTTGTACTTCCTAAAATAGTACTTGCTTTTTTTATCAGTTGGTTATGGTTGAAGTTAAGACCGCTTTCAAATTTTTAGACGTTTTTTGGTCGCTTATATGCGGGTATATCTCTTTAGACGTTATACCTCTCATAGGTAATGGCGTTACCTATGCTTTTAGCGAAGTCGACAACGCTATAAAGATCTGTTTGGCATTTGCTGGCTTAATTTATTTCGTCCTAAGGATAATAAACTACGGCTTTACTAGCTACATAAACTATATGATAAAAAAGGAAGAATTAAACAAAATAATACAAAAAAATAAAGAATTTGAATTAAATATAAGGGTAGCCGAAAGAATAATGCCCCCACCATATAACGAAAGAATAACGCCTAAAGTAAACGAAAATTAAAATTAAACCTAATGGATAAAATAACAATAGACCGGATCAAAACAGCACACCCAAGTATAAGGGAAATGCTCTTAAAACAATATCAAGAAATCAATTCATTGCTTCCAAAAGGAGTGAGACTTAGATTTGCTTATGTTTATCGATCAATAGCCGAGCAAGACGCTTTATTTAAGCAAAGACCAAAGGTAACCAACGCAAAAGGAGGTCAAAGCATTCATAACTATGGATTAGCTTTCGACATAGTTTTGCTCTACGACAAAGACGGAAACGAAACGTTTGAAACAGCATCTTGGGAGCAAAATAAACACTGGATGCAAGTTGTAAACTATTTCAAATCAAAAGACTGGGAATGGGGCGGTGATTGGGCTAAATTCAAAGATGCGCCACATTTTCAACTAAAGAAAAAAGACGGTAGCGGCTACAAGTGGCAGGAGCTTATTAAAATGCATACTATTATTGACAACGGAATTAAATATCCAAAATTATGAAAACTAAAAAATCTTTTTTTGAAACAACAGTAGGGAAAATTTTAAAAATAGTAGCTAGTGCCGTTATAAGAAATCAAAAAGGCATTAAGAATACACCTAATGCCGATAAAGTTGATAAGGTTATTGATAATCTATAGTTCCAATGATCAAATCCCATTTAAATAATTTTATTGCCTGGCTAATTGCTATTTCCTTGGTTTCATAATACCAAGGCTTGTCACTTATTCCGTTAACAGAAATTAAATGCGTCCAATGTTTTCTTTTAAAAAATAAGGCGCATTTTTCTTTTTGAATTTCAACTACCCAACCTTGCGGATATTTTTTCACTCTAACTTTTAAGTTTTCTAAGTGCATAACTTTTTCTTATAATTAAAAAGGACATTCTTTTTTTGGCTTAGAGATTAAATCACTATAATCTCTTTTTATTTTTTCTGCTATTGCTTCTCGGATAAAATTACCAACATCAACGTTGTAAAATTTCATTTTCTGTAGCGTTTTTAGTTGTGTCTCAGAAATACGTATAACCTTTGTTTTTATTAGCAGTTTAGTCATTTTGTAATACATTTGTAGTGATTAGCCAATAGTTAGGGGATATTATCACAAACCCTCGTTATAATCGAAAAAAGATTGTTGATACCCAGCTTGTCTTATTTGTTGGTAATTTATTTCTTTTTCTGTTTTGTTTCGATCAAAATCATTTATTCCACAAAGCCCGTTGCAATCAAATAAAGGTTCAACTTTACAATCGGGCATTTCATCGATACATTTTAAATTTGGATAGTATGGATGCTTTACTAAAAAAACTAATTCGTTAAAACTTTCCTTTGCTTCTTTGCTTTGGTCTTTTAACATCGTTTTAGGCTCTCCGCTTGTGTTTGTAAGTTCGTGTTCAATTTCAGCCATTGCATAAAACTTATCAGGAAATTCACGTTTCATTTTTTGCCAATATCCAATACCACCCTGAACGCATCCAGTTTTGAAACAGTTGTTATTTCGAAAACCTAATTGATACATTTTAGGGATTTCTATTCCTGCATCTTCTACGATTTCAATACATTTCTTTTTATCGTAACCATACATCAATAAAGGATAAATCGCCTTTGCTTTCGGATGGTTCATTTTCATTCCTAATGCTCGGTTAAATTCTTTTTTCTCAAATTCAAAACCAAACACTTGAAAATCATAAACTGCTGTTTTTTGCCAATCTTCTCTGCATTTTCTTTTAAGAATACTTGAACAAATTGCACCGGTAGCCACGTTTAATGATAAATGCTTTCTCCATACATCTTGAATAGAACTGTATTTTTCGCCTATGTATGTGATAGTTTCAATTTTTTTTTCGTACCATTTTTCACAATCCGCTTTAAATCTGTAAGTATCATCATCTTCATTATGCGTATCAATCATTATTAATTTACATCTTTTAATTCCGTAAATGTCAATAGCAATTTTACAAGCAACCGCAGAAGTAACCCCACCAGACCACCAACAAATAACATCCCCTAACCTCGGTTTTGACTTATTGCCGTTTTCGGCTTTATTTGATGATTGTTTTGTACTTGTTTTCATTGTTTTTTAATTTAAAATTGGTCTTGTATTTTAGGCAACAAGACAAAGCCACCAAGCGTTATGTCGGATGCGGTTGGAATCGCTAAAAATCCGATGGCGAAAAATAAGCGTCTTTATAACGAAAAGTTGTTTTTGTTGTTCCAAACTGATGTTTAATAGTTATTGTTCTTGGTGTTTTAGCAATAACAACACAGTCTCCTTTTATGCCGTGTTCAAACTTAAATCCCACTTCTACTTCTGATATTCTCATAATTTTGATTTTAGTTACCGAAAAGCACCACGACATAACAATTTCTTTGCGATGATTTTCGGCTTGGTTTATAAATTTATAATTGGTTGTGTGTTTGGTTTTCTTGGGTATTTATCCGAAGCTTGGTTTTGTGCCACTCCGAAAAAACTCGCAAAGAATCAACGTTGTAGGTAAGTTTGCTCAACTTTGTATCCAAAATTACGCAGGTTATAATTTTTCTAATTCTTCTTTTACATTTTGTTCATCTTCTATCAATTTCCATATAACTTGTCGTGAATCATTAGAGAAATTATCCATCTTATTAACTAAATCGGTAAACATTTCTATATTTCTATTTACAGCTAATATTGCTTTTCTATTTGATGATAAATTTGGTTTGAATACATCTATTGGAGAACACATTTTAATTGATAATTCCAGGGCTTTTTCTTTTGGTGTCATAATTCGTTAGTGTTAAAAACCTACCTACAGCAATATATTGTACTTATAGCTAGATTTTGGTTTAATTTAATGATTTTTAATTTTTGTTTTTATTGGTGTTCGGCAACTTCGCCAAGCACCATACGTTAGTAGCAAGACTACGACTCGTTTTCAATATCGAAATTTTCATCGTGAAACTCTTTAAAATATTGATAAAAATGATTTCTTGTAGATTCAAAATTATTGCTTTCATCTTCAATCTTTTTTCTAATGTCGTACATAATTGCACAGCCACGCTCTGAGAATTTAATAATGTCATTTTTATCAGCTTGTTCTACAGCATCGCCAAAATCATTAATATTATATTCTTTTTTAGTGATATTATGGTAGTATATTCTTTGTCCCATTGTATTTGTTTTTATAAGTTAATTTATCTTTAATATCCGTCCAGCTACTAACACACGATAAGGTCTATTTGCCGAATCTACGCACCGCTTAGGCAAACAGCCCCTATCGCGGGAACGTTAGTAGCTATTTAAAGAGCGTTTTATGTATAATAACATTATCTAGCCGAATTGGAAAGGATAAACGTGATAGTGTCCATTATTTCAATTCCTCAGCTTTACAACACTTTTTTAAGTTTCTATTCGGTCGCCTTGAATGAATACTATTATTGATTGTCTTTGCATATAATTAAAAGTTTATTTTTATCTTTTAAGAAATCAGGCATCATAAAATAATGCAACACATTTTTCCAAAACTCCCATTTCTCACTTTTAAATTCATAAAAACTAATTAAACATCTTAGCAACGAGCTAGTAGAATAAATTTTATCAGTTAGTTTTATTTTATCTAAAAATTGTTTTGTACAATTACTTTCAAAATCAGCTGTAAACTTAAAAGATAAGTTTACAGCTTCAAGTTCTATTAAAATTTCTTTGTAAGTCATTTTAGTAATTTTTTAAAAACTCAATTGTTTCTTTAATAGAAGCTATTTTATATTCTAAATCAGCTTTACCTGCTTCGTATTCTTTTCTTTCCCAATTTTCTAAACCTTCCCAAGCTAAAGCCTTGTTTGTGTAATTTAATTGTCCTAGTAAAGATTCTAATGTTTCGCCTTGATAAGTTACTGTTGTCATAATTTCTATTTTTTATTTGTTGTTATCTGAGTACAAATATAGATCTATTTTCGATATAAAAATGTTAATGTTTTGTTAAAATTAAAAATAAGTATTAAATTAATCAATCTATACACTATCTTTGGTAAAAATTTAAAACAAGAAAATATTATGAAAAGAAACTATTTCACTATTCATCAGAATAAGAAGCCTAAGAAAATAAAATATTCTAAAATTTATAGCAAAGAACAGCAGGAAAAAATAAGAAAATTAAACGAGTTTTGGAGATTAGAAATAGAAAAATTAAAACAAATATTATGAAAAGAATTTTATTAACGTTGTTGAAATTGATCAACAACTACACAAATCACCAAATTACGGCTAAAGAAGAAGCTGGACAGATTTTAAAGTACATGCTCTTAAAGAGCGACACTAAAAGAGTGATTGAGGTTTATAAAGAACTAGACAAAGCTATCGAGCAGGAAATGGATAATCGAGCGTTTGAAGCTCTGAGAACCGCTAAGTTGATACAAGCAGAATGGGGGGTAAAGAATATAGTTAAAGACCCTGCTTTTGATAAACCTATTAATGATATAAAGGTGGTTTATGAAAGAGTTAATTAAAATGCAATATCAGCAATGCACTAAATGTGGCAAAGGTCACTCGTTATAATTTAAAAAATAAAAGTAATTATGGAAAATATTTATAAAATTGAAGCCCTAAAAATAACCAGAAGGCATTATCACGAAGGCATTAAAGACTTGGATTTAGCTCAAAAATCAGCTATAGTTACAGTAAGGAGCATAATAAAAGAAACCTTAGAAGAATACACTAACGATGAAAATCATGATAGAGTTGTTTTTTACAAAAAAGTTCTTGAAGAATTAAATGGTTTATGGAAAATGCCTGATGATTACCATTTAAAAGAAGTGCCTTCTAAATGCGTTGTGTAGCAAAAAAACTGTTGGAGCATGGAAGAAAAAGGATTAAAAATTGAAAAATTAAATATATGAAAGCAACAGAATTAAGAGTAAAAAATAAATTGTTAGTCGAAGTTTCATTAAGAGATTATTTTGCTTCGCAGGCTATGCTAGCCGTGATGCAAGAAACACAAGAAATGAGAATAGGCTCTTTTTGGGATTGGATAAAACAACTACTTGTTACATATCTACACTTTACATTTTTAACGGTAAACTTTGTTAAAGTCGAAAACGTTTACGAGGAAGCAGCGAAAAGAGCTTATGAATATGCTGATGCATTGATGCATGTTCGAGACAATAATATTTAATTATAAATAAACAATATGAGAAAACAAATAATTGAAATCTTCGAAAAAAAAATAGAAGATAGAAGCTTAAAAACAGGAAATATCTGCCCGACCACTGTAAAAAACTGGAAGAAAAAAAACACTAGAATGTACATCGACAAGGTGGAGAAGGCGATGGAGGAAAACAACATACCGGACCCGTTCTTTTGGGACGGCACTTATGATGGTTTAGTGTCTTATAATGCAGAGTGCGCTAAGAAACTAGGAAAAAACAGTTTGAAAATAGAGATAACAATTAATCAATAGAAAAAATGGACTTGTCAAAAACAATAATCCCAAAATCGGATCAGTTAAACGCTGATGATTTAATTGCTGGACCAAAAACGATAAAAATTAGAGATATTAAAGCTGGAGCAGATGAGACACAGCCCGTTTGCATTTACTTCTACGGAGATAATAATAAGCCGTTTAAGCCATGCAAATCAGTTCGAAGAATATTAGTTCAATTATGGGGTGCTGATGGGTTACAATACATCAATAGGAGACTTACTATTTACCGTGATGATAGTGTAAAATGGGCGGGAGTAGAGATAGGAGGTATTCGAATTAGTCACGCATCACATATTGAAAGCGCAACACGTGTTCTGGTTACAACCGCAAAAAACAAACGTACACCGATGACCATTGAGCCTTTGCCATTGGTAGAGCTTAAGGATTTAGCTGGAGCAAAAAAAGCCATTCAAGAAAAAAAAGCTAGCATACAGGCTATTATTGAAAAGTATGATTTAACAGATGAGCAACTAAAAGAGCTAAAAAATGGAAATAAAACAGTTTAAATGTAGAGCTTCGCAGATTGGAAAGTTGATGACTAACCCAACAGGCAAAAGCAATTTGGAAAAATTAACAGAAGCTAAAGAAAAATTAGCTTCTTTAAAACTCAGGTACGAAAAAGCCGTCAACAAAGAAGCTAAAACTTTTGTCGAAATAAAAAACGTTAAAATTCCAGAAGTCGAAAGGGAAATCGCTACTTTAGAACCGATTAAGTACGTCAAAGAGTTAAGCGAGACCGCAAAATCATACTGTAAAGAGTGGCTTATTTCACAAATAACAGGAAAAGAAAAAGAGGTTAAATCAAAATATCTTGAGCGGGGCAAGGCGATGGAAAATGCTGCTATTGAAAGAATATCCAAGCATTACGGAGTTGATTTAGTTAAGAACACAGAACAGTCAGAGAATAAATATTTTACTGGCGAATACGACACTAAGAGTTCTGAAAGAGTTATAGATGCGAAAGCGCCATATGATTGTTTTACCTTTCCTTTTTTTGACATAGAAATAGATAAAGATTATTACGGTCAACTTCAAGGGTACATGGAGTTGACTGGCTTAAAAAAAGCCTCCTTATGTTATTGTTTAGAAAATGGAAGCCCTGAACAAATTGAAAAATTATCGTGGCAAATCGCTAAAGAAAAGGAAAAAGATGAGCCAGATATTGAAGATTGGGAAGAAGCCGAAAAACAACTTGATTATAATCATTTACCCGAAAATTTAAGAATAAAAGTTTTTGAATTTGAACGAGACAATGAGTATGTCGAAGAGGCAAAAGATCGTGTTTTAATGGCACGAAAATACATAAACGAAGAATTATTAACGCAAATAGAATTTTAAAACAATGGAAGTACACGGAAAAATAAAACTTATAAACGAAACTCAAACGGTTAGCGGATCATTTAAAAAAAGAGAACTAGTAGTAACTACTGATGAGCAATACCCTCAACATATTTCGATTGAATTTCAGCAAGACAAAACAGATTTATTGAATAGTTATGCTGCTGGGGAGTCGGTTAAAGTTTCTATCAATTTAAGAGGGAGAGAATGGGTGAGTCCTCAAGGCGAAGTAAAACACTTTAATACTATTGTTGGTTGGAGAATTGAAAAACAAGCTCCAGTTGCAGCAGCAGCTCCTGCTCAAGTAGTTACAAGTCCAAGAACTAGCGTACCTAACGAAGAATATGATTCGGATTTACCGTTTTAAAATTTATTAACCAGCCACCCTTTCGCTGAGAAAAAAGAAAATAACTAGGCTATAGTATCGTGAAAGGGTGGCATAAAAAAAAATATTATGACAAGAGAACAACAAGATAACGAAGAAGCTTACTGGTTTACCAGATGGTGCCAATTAAGAGTAGAAAACAGACGACTAAAAGCACACATTGAAGAGCTTGCAGGTACTGATGCGTTAAAATTAAAGCAAGAAAATTCGATGTTAAAAAACACCCTAACTCAAATCCGATCAGAATATGCACCACAGACGGCAAAGAAAAAAGTTAAAGTAAAATTTTATAAGAAATGATAGATGCAAAAGAATTAAACGAAGGTAATTTCTATAATTTATTAAAAAAAATAGAAGTTTATTTTAACCAAGAGGAAGTGAAAAAAGCATGGTCCAGAATGGAGGAGCTTTCTTCTTGGAGAAGGAAAAAATTGCTAAAACGACTTTTAAAATAAATTTATAACTATGAAAAACGAAAAAGAATTCAAACAAGCGATAGCAGAAACCAAAACATATAAAGAGTTTCCTAAATTCAAACAAGATTTAGTATTAAAAAGACCTAATTTGCTGAAATTGTACGACAAGTACCAGCAAGGCATCAGATACGGAGTAGACTATTTAAAGCAAAATCCAAATCTTTTAGAAAACAATGTTAAATTAATTGCTGATGTGTTGGCTATTGAAAGTAAAAATTAGTATATTTGCTGAACCCTGAAAAGGGTTTTTTTATCTATTAAATTGTAAAAAAATTTACATTATGAATAAGTATGAAGTAACGCAAAAAGTAAGGCGAAAACTAGATTTAGAAACCCAAGAAGAAATTTGTAAAAAGATTGGAATCACCCGACCTACTCTGAGTGTTAGATTGAAGAATAATAATTGGAAAGTCAGCGAAATTTATTTAATCCAAACAAAACTATGAGTAAAATTTCACTATTTCCAGAGGGAAAAATAAGCCAAAAGACCGGCAAACTATCCCCTTCGTCCGTTCCTTTTACAAATATTGAATTTGAAGACTATTTGGATAAAATAAAAGACGGAGAATTTCAAGATGAGGTTCTGGCTTACAGGACAGGAAAAATAGAAAAAGCAAAATTAAGAGGAGTTACTCCTAGTGGTGTTTTTTCGTATAGAAGCGCAAACAATCTCGTTCAACACTCTGGTTTTATAGGCATCGATATTGACACAAAAGATCAGATAAGGGATGATTTTAGTATTTTACGTGAGGATTTAAAAAAGGATAACTACACGTTTGGTCTGCACGACTCAGTAAGCGGAAAAGGAGGCATTGTTGTTTATGTAAAAATAACACCAGAAAAACACTATGATTCTTTTCTCGCACTAGAAAAATATTACTTAGATAATTACAAAATAATCATTGACAAATCTTGTAAAGATGTAAGCCGTTATCGTTTTGTTTCATACGACCCTGATACCTTTGTTAATAAAAAATCAAGAACATGGAAAACTTATTTGAAAAAGACCCAAATAGAGCCAAAAAGTAATTTTGTTTTTTCTGATGGTGATTTAGATTATGTTTTTCAGCAAATATCGGACAGAGGGATAGATTTAACTTCCGAATATCACGACTGGTATAAAATAGGTGGCGCACTTCAAAATCATTATGGAGGTCAAAAAGGAAAAGATTTGTTTCATTTAGTTTCACAATTTAGCCCAAAATATAATGCAAATTCCGTAGATGATTTGTATAGTATCATAGAAAAAAGGAGCGCTGAAAAAATAGCAACAATTGGTACTTTCCTTTGGATGTGCAAAAGTAATGGCATTGAAATAAAGACAAAAAGAACAGAAGCGATTGAAAGAGTCGCTAAATTAAGGAGAAAAAGTATCGGCACTTCTGGAGGCGCAAAGGATAAAACAGAAGCCAAAAAAGACGCTATTAAAACTTTAGAGTTAGAAAATATTAGCGGAGAAGATGTTGACGAAGTGATAGAGCGTGTTTTTGCCCTTCCTGAGGCAGAATTAAAGGTAAAGAGTAATGATGTACTAGCGGACTTAAAAACCTTCTTAAAATCGTTTGATTTGCGGTTTAATGAGATTACTAGAAATTACGAGCTAAACGGAGAACCAATGATTGATCGTGACTATAACTCATTTTACATCAAAGCCATTGAACAAGTGGATGAGAAAGTCACAAAAGATCGTTTATTTTCTTTGATAGATTCAGACAATACGGTTAGTTTTTCCCCTTTTTCTGAGTTTATAAACAAATACAAGCACTTGCAACCTACTGGTAATTTTGAAAAACTTTGCAGTTGCATAAAATACAAGCAGTATACCTATGTAAATGGGGTAAAGCATCAGGTTGATGATTATTTGGAACTTTTTTTAAAGAAGTGGCTACTTGGTATTATCTCATCCATGCATGGTACTTATTCTATTTTAGTCTTAGTTTTTACTGGAGGGCAAAGGGCGGGTAAAACTAAATTTTTTAGGGGCTTACTTCCTGATGAGTTAATGTCTTTTTACGCAGAATCAAAGCTTGATTCTGGGAATGATTCCGAAATTTTAATGACAAAAAAACTGATTATTTTAGATGACGAGTTTGGAGGTAAAAGCAAGCAGGACGCAAAAAGATTGAAGGAGTTATCTTCTAAGCAATGGTTTAATATTAGACGTCCATACGGTAGGACTAGCGAGGATTTAAGGCGTTTAGCTGTTTTATGTGGCACGTCAAATGACGAAGAAATCATAAATGACCCTACTGGAAATAGGCGTATAATTCCTATAAATATTTTAGATATAGATCACGAAAAATTTGAGGAAATAAATAAAATAGACTTATTCATTGAACTTTATCATGAATGGGTAAATGATAAAGATAAGTTTATGCTTACAAAAGAAGATATTGAAGTATTGAATAGCTGCACGTCGTTGAATGAACAACCTAGTCAAGAGGAGGAAATGATTTTAAAATATTTTAAACCTACAGAAATAGCTGGAGGAAACTTTGTATACATGACAAATACAGAAATTAAAGCTTTTATAGAAGAAAAGCATCATTCAATAAGGATGAATCCTTATAAGCTTGGACTGACTCTTAAAAAGTTGGGATTTGAAAAAACAAGTAAAAGGGTTAGCGGATCAGTTCCCAAAACTGTTTATCTGTTGGAGTATTTGTAGTAGGGTGTAGTACCCTTGTAGTAGGGGTAAAGCCCATACCCCTACTACACCTTAAGTATTGATTTTATTAGGGCTAACAGCGTTTGTAGTAGGGGTAGTGGGTTTTTTTTATATTTTAATATACATAGGTAAGGTATGTGTTTTTGTAAATGTCATTTTTTTTTTTCGTTTATACAAAGTCCGCAAAGTACCCTACTACCCCTACTACACCTACTACACTAATTTTATAACTAACTGATTATGATTGAATTAAGAAAATACCAAAATATTTCAATTGAAGGGTTGAGAAAAAATATTTCCAAAGCTTTACTAAAATTAATACTTTGTGCGCCTACAGGAGCTGGAAAAACTATAATGTTTACCTATATGGTTAGTAGGGCAGTTGAGAGAGGTAAAAAATGCTTAATAGTTACTGACCGAACCGAACTTTTAGCTCAGGCTGGTGGCACTCTTGAAAAATTTGGGCTTAAACCTATAGAGATAAAGCCTAATAAAAAAATAAAGTCGTTAAATGGCATATTATATGTTGGGATGGCACAAACTTTAAAACGGAGATTGAAAGACCAAATGTATGTTGATTTCTTAAACGGCTTAGATTTAATAATATTCGACGAAGCACACAAGCAAGAGTTTAATGATCTTATGCCTTTCATTAATTCAAAAACAGTTGTAATAGGAGCCACGGCAACACCTTACAGAGAAGGAAATCAGAAAAGTTTGCATGAATTTTATAACGAGATAGTAGAGGTGACCACTATAGGGGAGTTGATAAAAAACGGTTTCTTGGCTAAACCTCATACGTACGGAGTAAATGTCGATTTGTCTAAGGTGAGGACAAAGGGCGGAGAATATGATCAGGATCAAGTAGCAAGCTTATACGATGAGGTCAAAATGTATCATGGCGTTTACGAAAACTATACGAGACTAACACCAAATAAAAAAGCTATTATTTTCGCCTCAAATGTCGCAAGCTCTAAGCAACTTGTGGAAGAATTTAAAAACAAAGGGCTTCCGATAGAGCATATTGATGGCAACACCTCAGCTTCTGAAAGAAAAAAAATATTGGATTGGTTTAAAAATACGCAAAATGCGTTGATTTCAAACGTTGGTATCTTAAACGCAGGATTTGACGACCCCGACTTGGAGGTAGTGATATTGTACAGAGCGACTAAAAGTATATCGCTTTTTCTTCAAATGTGCGGACGTGGCTCGAGAGTTACCGAAACAAAAAAGGATTTTACTATTTTAGATTTTGGGAACAACGTTCAGCGACATGGCTTTTGGGAGCAAGAAAGACAATGGGGCTTAGTAAAGAAAAAGAAAAAAGAAGGTGTAGCCCCTGTAAAAGAATGTCCAGAATGCGGCTGTATATTATCGGCTAGAATAATGGAATGCCCTGAATGCAATCATTTATTTGAAAAAACAGAAAAACAACAAGAAGATGATTTAATAATAGAACTAAGTAAGCTAAACTATCAACAGATAAAAGATGAGATTAAAACGGCTGATTTTAAAAAATTAGAGCAAATTGCACAAGCAAAGGGCTACAAAAAAACTTGGATTTATTACCATTTAAAGACAGAAAAAGACCTAATTGATTATTCAAAATACAAAGGATATAATAAAGCATGGGTAGAGCATCAACTAAAAATAAGAGAAAATAATGAGCGAAAGTAAGATACAGGCAGAGTGCTACAAGTGGTTTAACAACACTTATTGCCTAAAACATCACAATCCTAGAGGTACAATGTTTAGCGTGCCGAATGAATCAATAAGCCAAACAGCAAAGGCAATAATAAATGTTTTAAAAAGATATAAAGTGCCTTCTTTTATAATTTCTGCCGTAGAAAAAAGTATTCTAATTTTAACTTCAACTGCTAAAGCAATAGGTTTAACCGCTGGAGTTAGCGACACAATAGTAATGCTGCCTAGCGGGAAAATTATTTTTGTAGAATTTAAAGACGAAAAAGGGAGGCAGTCTGAAAAACAGAAAGAATTTGAAACGATAGTAACAAACCTAGGTCACGAATACTTTTTAATCAGGGATTTTGAAACGTTTAAAAAATTAATCATTAACTTTAAATAAAATAAATCATGAAAACAATCGTAAAAACTACAATCAAAGGTTATGAAAACCTTTATGTAAAAGAATCTGTAAGCTCAATCAATTTAACCCTACAAGATAAGTCTAAATTTATTTTGTTAACATATGTGTCACACAACGGAAAAGAAACAGAAATCGGAGTAAAAAAGACGGCAATTCAACTATTTAAAACGCAATAACATGAAAGGTTTAATCGAGAGAATAAAGGCGGTTCGTGAAGAAATCGACGCACTCACCAGAGAAAGAAATGCTATAAAAAACAAAATCGCA